GGTGATGAGTGGGTTGGTATTAAATTAGATAATACAATGCAGTTACCAAAAAATTCAACATTATACAAAACAGGACAAGAGTATAAAAACGGTATGTTTGGAAAAACATTTCACTTATACAAAAAAAAATTCAAAAATAAAAATAAATTTTACATTATTTTTAGTAAATATTTTTAATCATTATTATTTTAGTTATGAAATTAAATTTTATATTCGGTGATATTCAAAGCCAATTAGATGAGTTAGTTAAAGAGTCAAAAAAAATAGACGAAAAAAAACTATTAGAAAAACGTAAAAGAATGTTTAACTATCTTTGGAATGACTATGAGCATTTAAAACCTTATTAAAAATTAAACTAATTATAACACCCTTGCAAAACGCAGGGGTTTTTTTATGCCTAAAATAAATTAAAAAAGTTTATATATTAATATGGAAGTAAAGTTAAGCATACCAACAACGTTAAATGAAATAACTCTAGGGCAGTATCAGGAGTTTTCAAAATTAGATATTACAAAGGAATCAGAAGTACAATCTAAGATGATTGAGATTTTTTGTAAAGTACCTACTAACGTGGTGCGTTCAATGAAAGCAAAAGATATAACAGATATTTGCACTATCATAAATAATATGTTTGATGTAGAGCATCAGATGTTAAATAGGTTTGATTTAAACGGTGTTAAATACGGTTTTATACCAGACTTAGAAAATATGAGTTTTGGGGAGTATGTAGACTTAGATACCTTTATGGGTGACAATGATAACCTGCATAGAGCTATGAATGTTTTATATAGACCTATTGACTTATTACAAGGGCAAAGATATACGCTAAAAGAATATGACCCGGATATAAATGAAGAAGCAAAGAACTATCCTTTAGATGCGTGTTTCGGTGCGATGGTTTTTTTTTACGATTTAGGCAAAGACTTATCGACAGTTATTCTGAACTATTCGAGCAAACAGAACGAGGAGAACTTAGCGCAGTATCTGGGTTCACTACAAAATGGGGATGGTACAATTCCATCTATGCAATCGCTAACGGAGATATTACAAGATTTGAAGATATCACTAAACTAAATGTACACGAGTGTTTAACATACTTAACTTACACAAAAGAGAAAAACGAAATAGAAGCAAGGAATATTAAAAATAAATTCAAATGAGTTACACAGGAATAAGAGGTTATTATTTATTAACCCAAGCTATTAAAGACGCTTTACTAAGTGATATAAATGTAAACACTGTTACAGAGGGTGATTTATTTGATATTGATTTGTCTAAGCAGTCTATATTCCCTTTATCACATTTGATTATAAATACAGTTACAGCACAAGAGAGCGTTTTAAGGTTTAATATTTCTATACTATCAATGGATATAGTAGACGAAAGTAAAGAGCCTACTTCTGATATATTTATAGGAAACAATAATGAGCAAGATGTACTTAACACACAACTAGCAGTATTAAATAAGTTAGTGCAGGTTTTAAGGCGTGGAGATTTATATAGTGATAAATACCAATTAACAGGTGATGCAAATTTAGAGCCTTTTGTAGATAGATTCGAAAACAAGGTAGCGGGTTGGACAGCAACGTTTGATATATTCGTAAACAACGATATTGAGATATGTTAGCTGATAAATCTATACAAGAAGAACTAAATAAGTTTGCTAAGTACGTTATTCAGCAAAGCAGAAGCAATTTATCTAAAAGCGATAAGAACGACACTAAGGGGCTTTATAATAGTTTAGGTTACAATATAGAGCTAACACAAAAAGGTGCTGAACTGGGCTTTAGTATGGAACAATACGGAGAGTTCCAAGACAAAGGGGTTAGAGGGAAGTCATCAAGTAGCAAAGCGCCTAACAGTCCTTTTAGGTTTGGAAGTGGTACAGGTAAAAAAGGGGGTTTAACAGAGGCTATGCAAAGCTATGTTAAAAGGCGTAAAATACAATTTAGAGATAGAAAGACAGGGAGGTTTTTAAGTTATAAAAGTACAGCGTTTTTAATATCAAGAAGCATATACCAAAAAGGAATTAAACCGAGTTTGTTTTTTACTAAGCCATTTGTAGCAGCATTTAAAAGGCTTCCAGATGAATTACTAAAAGCATACTCAATAGGTTTGGATAAGGATTTAATAAAATTAACACAAAAATAAAATGGCAAAAATTAACGTAAGAAGTCCATACTATATAAGTACGACAGCTACTAACTTAACATCTGCAAGGCTGCAACTATATATATATTTAGGAACGCAAGGTACTGCAACTACTTTTAACAGCAGACCATTAAAACCTACATATACTCTAGAGTCTTTTTCAATACAAAATGTATCTGTTTTTGAAGTTGCTGAACTTGTAAAGGATTATATACAAAACAATTTTGATGGTGATTACTTAACGACTAATTACTGGGTCGATTATAGACTTACGCAGTACATTCAAGGAGTTGAGCAAACTCCAAGTAATTTCACAATATTAACAGCGTTTAATGGTTATGGGTTTTTTGAAGATGGTGCTAACCCTTTAAATGATTTTAGTTTATTACAATCAAATAAAACAATAGTAAAACTAGATGATGCCCCAGTTGTTTTGCCTGTAGACACTTCTAAGACTTCAAACGTATCTTTTTATTCAGATAACCAACTTATATATAGCAAGGCTATTTCAAGCAGTGCCTTAAATGATTTACAGATAGAATACGTTACAAACACTATAAACGGTTCTGATGTTTTTGAGGATAGGGTTATACAAGATGGAGGTACTTTTGAGAGTAGTGTATGTTTAACTGATTTTAGTAATGAGTTTACGATATTCCCTGTAGACACTATTTATGTAGATGGGGTTGATGGGGTTGATTTAATTAAAGTGCAAAACGTTGAAGAATGTAAATATCAGCCTTATAAAATAACCTTTATAAATAAATATGGGGCGCTTCAAGATGTATGGTTTTTCAAAAGAACAAACGAAACTCTTATAACTAAAAAAGAAGAGTTTAAGCGTAACATAATAGTAAGCGGAAGTTACAATATAAGCAATCATCAAAACAAGATACTTACTAAGAATGGTAACGAAAAACTAACTTTAAATACAGGTTTTTATCCAGAAGAGTATAACGAAGTTTTTAAACAAATGCAACTTAGTGAAGATTGTTGGATAGAGATAAATTCAAAGACACTGCCTATAAATATAACATCATCTGATTTAGCATATAAAACTCAATTAAATGATAAGCTAATTAATTACACTATAAATATAGATTTTGCTTTTGACACTATAAACAATATTAGATAATATGCAGATAATAGAATTATATATAAAAACTGGTGGAGTTAATGGTACTGGTGTTGCTTTTAATGTAAATACCTTAATTGATTTTAGCGTAGATTTTACAGATTTTGATATATCAGTAGATGACTCTATATACTTCCCAGACCTAGATTTAACATCAAGTATAACATCTATTACATCGACAAATATAACTATATCAAATAACATTTTAACTTCTGCTGAAATAACAAAGTATGAGATAGGTGGAGTGTTTAATAAATTAGATTTATTTAAAGATGAAAGCGTAAGTATTACCGATAGTATTAAAAACTTAAAAGACCCAAGCAAAATATTTACTGCATTCTCTCAGCAGTTTAGTGTACCTGCTTCTAAAAATAATTCTAAAGTATTTAAGCATTATGAAAATGCGAATGTTCTTAATAGTTTTGATGCTAGATATAAAGCTGATGCATTAATAAAATTAAACGGTATTGACTATAAAAAAGGGAAGTTAAAATTAAATGGAGTATCTTTAAAAGACAACTCACCAAATACTTATAAATTGGTTTTCTTTGGTGAAACTGTAGAGTTAAAAGATTTATTAAATGATAGAGAATTAAGTTCTTTAGATTATCCAGATTCTTTTAATTTTGATTACGACTATGCAAACCTTAAAACAAAACTAACATCAAACCCTGAAAGTTTAGATGTATGCGTTCCTTTAATAACTCACAGTAAAAATATGAGGTTTACGGATGATGGCTATAAGGATGCTATTTCAGGAGAACATTTAACACCTTTTGATTTAAAACCTGCTGTAAAAGTTCGTAGAATAATTGAAGCAATTCAAAACACAGTACCAGAAATTCAGTTTAGTAATGAGTTCTTAAATACAACTGATTTCAATAATCTTTGGTTATGGTTACATAGAGAAAAAGGTTTTTCAAGTGAGTCAGACGAGGGGGGTGGTCAGACAATAATAACAAATAGGTTTGGAGTTCCTACAACTGAAGCAAATAACTTTCAATTAGTAAGTGGTGATGAGGTAAGACAGGCAGAAATAACTAGTATTTTTTACTCTTACGGTAACAGAGTTATAAAAAATGTAGGTATGAGGTTTCTAATTACCGCACCAAGTTCAACAAATGGATTTACATTAGTTGTTAGGAGGACTTCAGATAACCAAGAATTAGTAAGGCAAGATTATAGCGGCTCAACGTTTTACAATATTTATAAATTATTCACTGCTGTTAATTATGGTAGGGGTCTTTTTGATGTTTATGTAGATTTAATATCTGATGATAGTTTTAATTTAACATCATTTCAAACTGTTGTAACAGGTTCAAGGTCTACTGGGTACGGTCAGTACACGGATTATACAGGAACATATAACGCACCAAATTTAAGTTTAGCAAATAAATTTATAATAGGAAACCAAATGCCTAAAATGAAAGTTATCGACTTTTTAAGTAATATATTTAAGATGTTTAATTTAGTAGCTTTTAAAGATGGTGATAAAATGAAAGTATTACCATTAGATGACTTTTATAATCAGGGCGTTACTTACGAGGTTACTAAATACATTGATGCTAGTAAGTCTAATGTTGAAAAACTACAGCAGTTTAAAAATGTAATATTTGATTTTAAAAGTAAACAAAGTTTTTTAGTAAAAAAAGCAGAGGAACTAAACGGTGTTAAATTTGCACACGAGCAAGTGGGGAATAATGATTGGGATGGTGGTAATTATGATATAAGTATAGACTTTGAAAAAATGATGTACGAGCGGTTAAATAATGAAGATAGTGGGGCGCTTTCAGAAATTTGTCAGGGTGCTATGTTAGATAAAGATTTTAAACCTACTATAGGAAAACCTTTACTTTTATATATAAAAAACCAATCAGCAGCAAACCAAATAAAACTTGATAACAGTGGCACATTAGAAACTATTACAAACTATAACAGACCTAGTCAAGTTTATGTAAATTCAAGTGGTAACGTTGGCGCTGCAAATTCTACTTTAAATTACGGAACTGAAATAGATGAATTTTTCAGAGAGCCTAAAGGAACGGATTTGTTTAGTAAATATTATTTAGATTACATTACAAGTGTGTTTAATAGGCAGGGAAGAATTTTAAAAGTAGATGGTTATTTACCGTTATCAATAATATTAAATCTTAATCTAAACGACACTTTTACAATAGCGAATAGTTTATATAGAATAAATACTATAAAGACAAATCTATTAACTAATAAAAGTTCTTTAGAATTATACACTTTAGCTGATAGTGTAAGTAGTATTGAAAATAATACATTCGGATTTTTACCTAGAGTAGTAGGGTTTGAAACAACGACAAAGACAGCAACTGCAATAAATTTTGAATGGGAGTCGCTCGCATCTGAACCTAACTTTTTAGGATTTGATGTTTATGTAGATGGTGAACTTATTGTAAATTATGGTACAGCAGTTACCTCAGGAGGTGTGACAGGTTTAGCCTCAGGAATAACATATAAAATAAGTATAGAGCCTCAATACAGTATTGATGGTGAGGATGCAGTAGGAATACCAACAGATTTATTTGAAACCACATTGTAAAGATATGATAAAATTAATATTAGAGAGTTTGAAATATGCAAACGGAGAAACTGAAAATATACGAATAGCACAAGGCAAATATAAACTGCCAACAACTTTAAAAGAGGGCTATAGAACGTTAAAACAAGAAATAAAATGGCAATAGAGAAAACAATTAATTTAAACGTTAATAGTAAAGAAGCTGTTAAAGGATTAAATAATTTAGAAAAAAGTATAGATGGAGTAAATAAAGAAGTCCAAGATACTAGTAAATCTACTCAGGCAATGAGTGGAACTCTTGATAAAGCTACTGGTGGTGCTGTTTCTAAATTTGGTGCGTTTAAGGGTGCTATAACTAGCGTTACAACTGGGTTTAAATCTTTAAAGGTTGCTATTATAGGCACAGGAATTGGTGCATTATTAATAGCTGTTACATCTTTAGGTCAAGCATTTACAAGAAGTGAAGAGGGGCAAAATAAGTTTGCTAAAATAATGGGGGTTATTGGTTCTATAACTGGTAACCTTTTAGACTTATTGGCTGATTTAGGTGAGAATATTATAAGCGTTTTTGAAAACCCTAAACAAGCTGTTAAAGACTTAGCTAACTTAATTAAAGATAATATTGTAACAAGGTTTGAGGGTTTATTAAACTTAATACCAAACTTAGGTAAAGCAGTTGAGCAACTGTTTAAGGGCAATTTCAAAGAAGCAGGTAAGATAGCTGCTGATAGTGTTGGTAAGGTTGTTTTAGGTGTTGATAGTATTACAGATAGTGTTAATACTGCTGTTGAAGCAGTTAAAGATTTCGGTAAAGAAGTTTCAGCAGATGCAGCAGCAGCAGCAAAGATTGCAGACCAAAGAGCAAACGCAGAAAAAAAAGCTAGAGATTTAATAGTTTCAAGAGCACAAGCAGAACAAGATATTGCTAGACTTAGGGAGAAAGCAGTTAATAAGGATAAATTCACCGCAGAGGAACGTATTAAATTCTTAGAAGAAGCAGGGAAAATTAGTGAAGGTTTAGCAGCAAAAGAAACAGAGGTAGCTAAACTAAGACTAGAAGCTAAACTAACTGAAAATGCTTTAACTAAAAGTAATAAGGACGATTTAAACGAAGCAGCTCAATTAGAGGCTAGTGTTATACAGTTGGAAACGCAAAGGCTTAATTTACAAAAGAGGTTAAGTACAGAACTTTTAACAGCTAGAAACGAAGCAAAAAAGGCAGCAGAAGAAGAACCAGAAGTAATAGATAAAAAACTTCTAAAGATTCAGGAAATACAAGAAGCGTATAGACAAAAACAAAAAGACAAAGATGCAGAAACTGAACTTGAAAAAATAAATCTTGAAGAAGAACGTAAACTTGCGGAACTTGATAGGTTGGAGGCATCAGAAACACAGAAGCAGGAGGTTATTGATTATTATAATGGTTTAAGGTTAGACAATAAAAAAGCAACAGACAAAGCAGAAACAGACTTAGATAAAGCAAAAAAAGATGCTTTTATTAAAAATAGTGAGGCGGTTAGTGGCGCTTTAAATGGGCTTAGTGCTTTAGTAGGTGAAAACGCAGAGGCACAAAAAGGAATAGGTATAGCACAAGCAGTAATTGATACTTATGTAGGTGCAAATAAGGCAATAGCACAAGGTGGTATAGCAGGAACGGTGGCGGCTGTTGGTGTAATTGCATCAGGTTTAGCAAATGTTATAACAATAGCAAAAACTAAAATACCTAAACCTAAGGGCGCATCTGGTGGTGGTTCTGCAAGTGCTTCAACTCCTAGTATTTCAGCAACTCCAACACCTCCAAGTTTTAATGTAGTAGGCGCAACTGAAACAAGTGTTTTATCTGATGCGGTGGCAGGGCAAACAAACGTGCCAGTTAAGGCTTATGTAGTATCAAATGACGTTACAACAGCACAAAGTTTAGACAATAACATTATTGAGGGTGCAACTATATAAAAAACAAAAATAAATAAATTTAATTATATATTATTATGAGAATAGTCGAATTAATATTAGACGAGGAAAGCGAATTGGGTATAGAAGCTATTAGCGTAGTTGAAAGCCCTGCTATTGAAGAAGATTTTATAGCTTTAAAAAGTCAAGAATTTAAACTTGCAGAAGTTGATGGAGAGCGTAGGATATTAATGGGTGCTTTATTAATACCAAATAAGCCTATTTACAGACGTAACGGAGAAGATGAATACTATATATATTTTTCAAAAGATACTGTCTTAAAAGCCTCTCAAATGTATTTAATGAACAGCAAACAAAACAATTCTACACTAGAACACAAATACGAAATTGAGGGTTTAAGTTTAGTTGAAAGTTGGATAGTAGAGGATAAGGTACACGATAAAAGCGTAAAGTTTGGAATGGACTTGCCTTTGGGTACTTGGGTTGGTAGTGTTAAAGTAAACAACGACCAAATATGGAATGAGTTTGTAAAAACTGGTAAAGTAAAAGGGTTTTCAATAGAGGGTTATTTTGCTGATAAAATGGAACGCCCAAACGATGCAGCAATAAAAGATGAACTAGCACAAATAGAAGAAGAAGAAGCAGGGTATTTACTTAAAGAGATAAAAGCTATTATTAAAAATGATAAGCGAGTAAAGGGCGGTAAGAAAATGGTTTTAGAAAGCTACTCAGACTACCCTAGTTCAGTAAGTAACAACGCTAAACGAGGTTTAAAACTTAACGAGGCTGTGAACAATAAATGTGCTACACAAGTAGGCAAAGTAAGAGCGCAACAATTAGCACAAGGGAAGCCAATTAGTAAAGAAACTATAAAAAGAATGTTTAGCTATTTGTCAAGAGCAGAAGCGTATTACAAGCCAGAAGATACAGAAGCGTGCGGAACTATCTCTTTTTTATTATGGGGTGGTAAATCAGCGAAAACGTGGGCAGAAGATAAACTTAAACAACTAGAAAATGATTAAATGGTCTAAGTATTTTACGCCTAGTAGAACAAGTCCAAAAGGTGGGCGTAGGGGTTGCTTATGTAGAGATAGGGATGCTTATTCTATTGAGTGCTGTAATGGAGATATAATAGCACAAGGAATAGGCAGTACTTCAGCAACTATACAAGAAGATTTTTTAGCACAAGAAAACGGAGATTTAATACTTCAAGAAGATAACTATAATATTATACCATAATGGCAAATTTAAAAATAAGTGCTTTACCAGTAGCTACAGATTTACAAGGAGGTGAATTATTTGCAATCGTACAAGGTGGCGTTACAAAACAAACTACATTAAACCAAATTGACAACTATTTAATTCCTACAAGTTTAACGGTTGCGCCAGATGTTACAGTAAATTTAAGCGATGCAGCTTATCAAAACTCAATATTAATTAAACTCTCGTGGATTGGTGAAAATGGTTCACAAGTTTTAAACTTACCTAGTGCTGCTAGTAGTACAAATAGAATTATCAGAATTATATCTAACGGTGGATATGAAACAGCTACAAGAACGGAATTAACACCAATAGGGGGTGATACTTTAGATGGTTCATCGGCTGCTTACGTGATTAATAAAGCATACGAGGGTATTCAGGTTTGGAGTGATGGCTTACAGTGGTTCATAATTCAGAAAAAAGCATAACGAAAATACAAATTAAATTAATCTAAATTATATATAAGTATGAAATCAAACAAAGTGATTGAAAAAATCAAAGACGTTCTAAACCTTAACGAAGAGGTTAAGCTAGAACAAGCTAAACTAGACAACGGTACAGTCATTGAGGCTGATTCGTTTGAAAGTGGTGTAGAAGTGTTTATCGTTACTGAAGATGAGAAGGTAGCTTTACCTGTTGGTGAGTACACTCTTGAAGATGGTAAAATATTAGTAGTAGCAGAAGAAGGCTTAATTTCTGAAATCAAAGATGCTGAAGCAGAAGAAGTTGAAGAAGTTGAAGAAGTTGAAGCAGCAGAAGAAGAAGAGTCTTTAGGCTATGCTACTAAAGAAGAACTAGCAGAAGTAAAAGATATGATTGAGGAAATCAAAGCAATGCTAGAACCTAAAGAAGATTTGAGCGAGGACTTAGGAAACCTTTTAACAGAGGAACTAGCTAAGCACGAAAAAGTTGAGTTAAACGAAGTACCTGTAGAAGTACAAGCTGAACTAAACGAGCCGAGCGCAGAGCCTATAGTATCAAACCCAGAAGTAAACAAAGCTATCTCAAAATTTAGTGTTTCTAAAAACAGAAAAAGCACTACTATAGATAGAGTAATGGCAAAACTAAATAATTAATAACAACTAAAAACTAAATAAAATGAGTGTATCATTAACAACAACTTATGCAGGTGAATTTAGTGGCAAATACATTGCTGCTGCTTTACTATCTGCTGACACTTTGGACAAGGGTTTAATTACCGTAATGCCAAACGTAAAATTTAAATCTGTAATTCAAAAGGCTGCAACTGATGATATCGTAAAAGATGCATCTTGTGAATTCCAAACTGGACAAGGAACTTTAACTTTAACAGAAGCTATCCTACAGCCTGAAGAGTTTCAAGTAAACCTTGATATCTGTAAGAAAGACTTACACGATTCTTGGGAAGCTGAACAAATGGGGTACAGTGCTTTTGATAACTTAGCGCCTAACTTTGCTGATTTCGTAATCGGACACGTTGCTTCTAAAGTAGCTGATAGAACAGAAAAAAATATCTGGAGTGGTTCAACTGCTGTAAGTGGACAGTTTGATGGATTCGCTACTAAATTAGATGCTGACGGAGATTTACCTGCAGGACAAGATTTGACAGGTGCTGCAATTACAGCCGCAAATGTAGTAGCTGAACTTGGTGCTGTAGTAGATGCAATTCCAACAGCAGTATATGGTTCAGAAGATTTATATCTTTACGCTGCATCTGATGTAGTACGTGCTTATACTCGTGCTTTAGGAGGATTCCAATCAGGTGGACAAGGTGCTAACGGATACGAAAACAAAGGTAATAACCAGTCTTTAGGTTCTTTATTCTTTGATGGTATTCCAGTAGTAGCTGCAAGAGGTGCTGCATCAGGTACTATCATTGCTGCTGAAAAATCTAACTTATTCTTTGGTACAGGTCTTTTAAATGACTTGAACGAGGTACGAGTTTTAGACCTCGCTGAAATTAATGGCTCTATGAATATTCGTGTCGTAATGAGATTTACAGCAGGAGTTCAGTACGCACAAGTGACTGACATCGTTTACAGAAAAACTGTATAATAATTAACTAATCAAATTTAAAGGGGTGGGTTCTGCCTACCCTTTTTTATTTAAAAAAACTTTAAAAATATGGGATGCTTAATAACAAGCGGTCGTAAAGTGCCTTGTAAATCAGCAGTAGGTGGTATCAAAACTATTTACTTTGCAGATTACGGAACTTTAGGAGATGTGACAATAGTAGCAGGAGAAATAACTGCAGTAACTGGTGCGGTAGAATTTTTTCAGTTTGATGTAAAAGGAAACAGTTCAATGGAAACTGCTATTACTTCAAGCAGAGAGAACGGTACTACTTTTTACGATACTACATTAAATATGACTTTAACTTTTCAAGATAAAGCTACACAAGAAGAACTTAAATTAATCGCACACGCACGTCCTCACGTAGCTGTTGAAGATTATAACGGTAATTTCTTTTTAGTAGGTCTTGAAAATGGTGGTGATGTGAACGGTGGTACAATCGTTACAGGTGCTGCAATGGGAGATTTAACAGGATATACATTAACGGTGAACGCACAAGAAACTGCGCCACCTTTCTTTGTAACGCCTGCAGTAATTACAGGTAATGCAGCAGGGGCTCAAATTGACCCAACAGCATAATTAATACTTTTACTTATAAAATGGGGTTATCTTAACGGATAGCCCTTTTTTTATACATACACAATACAAAATATTTCTTTTTTATTTATATATTAATATGAAGTTGATAACCACAAGCGGTAATAAAACCTTTAAGATAATTCCAAGAGAATTTACAGTAGGTACATTGAACCTAAAATTGACTAGTGAAAGTACAAATAAAACTATTACAGTTGATGCTGTTTCTGTTATTGATGGTAACTATATTTCTTTTAATGCTGTTTTTGGTGCTTTAACTGAAAGCGACTTTTACATATTAGAAGTTGTTTATTCAAATAATATAATTTATAAGGATAAGATTTTTTGTACAGACCAAGCAATTAACCAAAGTAATGATGAATATTACAGCGTCAATAAAGATAAGTATATAAGTGAAGAAAGTTCGGATAACGAATTTATAATAATATAAATATGAACGATTTAAGGATAGTAAATTTAAGTACCTACACAACACCAGATATTGTGGAGAAATCAAATAAAGAATGGGTTTCTTATGGTTCTGATAACAATTATTTTAATTATTTAATCCAACGTTACAATGGTAGTCCAACAAATAACGCTATTATAAACGGAATTAGTGAAATGATTTACGGACGTGGTTTAGATGCTTTAAACTCAAATAAAAAGCCAGAACAGTACGCTAAAATGATTTCTTTGTTTCATAAAGATATGGTTCGTAAATTATGCTATGACCTTAAACTTATGGGGCAATGCGCTATGCAGGTAATTTATTCTAAGGATAAAAAAACAATTGCACGAGTTGAGCATATACCTGTTGAGAATTTAAGAGCAGAAAAATGCAACGAAAAAGGAGAAATAGAAGCGTATTACTATGCAGATGATTGGAAGAAAGTTAAGAACGTAGGACACACAACTAGAATACCATCTTTCGGAAGTAGTTCTGAAAACATAGAGATTATTTATGTTAAACCTTACAGAGCAGGATATAAGTATTATTCAAGTCCAGATTATGCAGGTGGTTTACAATATGCAGAACTAGAGCAAGAGATAAGCAACTATCATTTAAACAATATCCTGAACGGTTTAGCACCTAGTATGTTAATTAACTTTAACAACGGAACGCCAAACGCAGAAGAACGCCAAGCCTTAGAAAACCGTATATATTCAAAGTTTAGCGGTTCAAGTAATGCAGGTAAATTTATACTGGCGTTTAATGATAATCCAGAAAGTGCTGCAACTATTGAGCCTATACAGTTAAGCGAAGCACACCAACAATATCAATTCCTTTCGGATGAAAGTTCTAAAAAAGTAATGGTATCACACAGAGTGGTTTCACCTATGCTTTTAGGTATTAAAGATAATAGCGGACTAGGTAATAATGCAGAAGAATTAAAAACAGCTAGTACCTTAATGGATAACACCGTTATAAGACCATTTCAGATGCTTTTAATAGATGCTTTTGATTCTATACTAGCATTTAACCAAATGAGCCTTAAACTGTACTTTAAAACGCTTCAGCCGTTAGAATTTACAGACTTAGAAAACGT